TAGTATTGCAGTATCATAACTTTGCTTATCTGCTATAAGACCTGCTGTTTCATATATTGTAGATACTTCAATCTCATCTACTGAATTAAGTGCATAAGATTGTTTTGGAAAACTAACTATTAGCATTGTTATAACTAACCCTAGTGATAATAATTTTTTTGGTAATTTCATCGTATATCCCCCTCATTTGTTTAAATTAACCTTTACCTAAATAGTAGTACATAAATGCAAAAAAGTCACCTAAATTAATAGATGACTTAATCATTTTATGCTACTTTTCCAATATATTTTTCATTAACAACATAAGTCTTAAACTTATGTACTACCATTATATCCTGCATGTTCTCTAACGTCATTATAACTCTAACACATTTATTCCTAATCTCTTTTGGTAATTCTAAGTCATTTATTAAATTTACATAATCATCATATCTGTACATTTAATACTCCTCCCAAAGTTAGTCTAGGATATATTATAGTACTCTAATTCATTTTTTTCAATAGAAAATCTTAATCCTGTATAGATATTTTCTAAATGATATAATGTCATACATTTGTCATCATAGTAGTAATTATACTTTTCTAGGATTATATACTTATTCATCTATATACCTGTACTTCCAAATCCATTACTTCCTCTTTCGGAGCTGGTTAATTCATCTACAACTTTTAATATGGCTCTTGGGACTTGTTGGAATACTCCTTGAGCTAATTTAGTATGCTTAGGGATTAGAATTTCAAAATCTTCTTCATTATATGTAATTATTTTAATTTCGCCTCTATACCCTGAATCCACTGTGCCTAATCTTACAGTTGGATGCACTATGAAACTTTTTCTAATTTGCTTTTCAGGGTGCATTTTATCATATACAATAACATTGCTTGTAAATAACAGTCCTTTTAAACTTATACCACTCCTAGGTCTAACTTGCATTTCATAACCATATGGAATTTCTAAAGCTATACCTGTAGGTATTGCTACTGTTGACTTAGCTGGAATTACTGTATCTTTCAGTGTATATAAATCTATTCCACTATCACCTTCTTTTGCATAAGATGGTACTATTGCATCTTGGTTTAATTTTTTTACTTTAACATTCATACTCATTAATTTAATCTCCCTTTTTAAAATTATTTATTAGTATTAAGTTTGTTTAAATAAGCTATCCCAAGTGCTATAGCATCATATATATCACTTGTTTTAGCCTTACAAGTCCTATCAATGTACTCTCCAATATCAATAATATTTTCTCTTACATATGCAGCCACTTCTTCTTTTTTAGCCTTACCACTATTCATAAGATATTTTCTAATAGAGACTGGATACATATATTCAATCTCTATATTATTTAATTTAACAGTTCTCATTATTGATCCTAAGAGTTTTCTCAAACTAAGAATTGTTTTAGAATTTCTTGAAGTGAATTGGTCTTCAACTAAGACTATTTGAATATTATAAGTTATAATTAACTCTTGAATAGTATTACAGATATGGCACATACGTTCATCTTCAGTGTCGAATTTATCTTTTTTAGTTACTATTTTCCCATATTTCAATATTTCTTTATTTCTATTTATAACTGCCCATCCAGTACTGGACATTGATACATCTAAAGCTAAAACCATTAAATCCCCTCTTTCATATGTATTTTAACTTGCTCTACTGCATTAATTAGGTTAGTATTGTTTGGTATTGCAATATAATTTTCATTATTTAGAAAGTCTTTAAATTTAAACTTGTCATCTTTTAATCTTCTCTCAATTTCCTTAAAATTATCACCTCTACTAATAAGCCTTTTTCTTAATACAATTTCATCTGTATTTATAAAAAATGGTACTAACTTAGTTTTTGTTCCCATAAAATATTTTTCTAGTGCCTTATATCCACTTGCATCTACTATAGTCAAAGCATATCTTTTGTTCTCTAATTCAGATTTATGTATACCATATAACCAAGTGTTACCATCATGGACTGTATATTCTCTCATTTCAACAAAGTTACTTTTTTCTTCCTTAAAGAAATTATTATCTACAAAATAATATGCTTTATTGATGATTTCTAAGTAATTACGAGGAGGTCTTGTTGTATGTGATGTTAGAATTGGAATATTGAATTGCTTTGAAATTTCACTTACTATACTATCTTTACCAGAACCTGAGTAGCCTAAAAATACAAATATTTTATTCATTACATTTCTCCTAATTCTATAGATTCTAGTTTATCAGGCGGGCTTGAAGGATAAGTGATTGGACTACAATTCACCTTTTTTTTACATTCAAATATTTTTGGATTATCTATAATTACTTGATGAAGCCCTTTAGCTAATACATCCACTAAATATTCCTCATCTTCACTCTCTATACATCTATCTCTAAATATACAATGAAATAGCTCATGTAAGAAAGTAGTTTCTTTTACTCTTTGTGATTGTAGATTATTAGATAACTTTATTGTTTCAGTTCCATAATCTGCTAATCCATAACATAATTGATTATTTACTAGAATAGGTTCTTCTGTCTCTTCTATTTTATAGGATAAACCTCCTACTTTTACTTGCTTTGGTATATTCATTTAAACACTCTCCAATCTTATTAAAATCTAAATCAATAATTTAGATATAAACTTTCATATACATGTGCTTGTTTTTGTTTCATCTTTTTAAAATTACTCATACCACTATAAAGATAATTATGAGTTTTATATATATCTTTTGGTACATCATATGTTTTATCTTTATTTCCAAGTTTTCCATCAAAACTCAGTACTAATTTACATTCTAAAGTTCTAATCCAATCCCAAAAATACTCATAATCTATAGTTCCTTGATACATTCCTTTTGTATTTGCATATGGTGGGTCTAAATATATAAAATCATTACTTTTAGGATATACTTTTTCGTAACTTTGTTTTAAAAATACAACATTCTTATCATTCAAAATTTTTGACCATTGACATATTATTTCTTTTAATTTTTGTGGATTTATACCATTCCTAGAAAAATGAAGAGATGTATTAAATTCATTTTTGGAATTATATCTAATTAGCCCATTTACACATGTTCTACTTAAAAATAAGAATAATTCTGGTTTTCTTGTACTATTATAACTATTTCTTATTGAATAATAATACCTTTTCTTTCTTTCTATATCTTCATCTTTATTTAATTCATTCCACAGCTTTTCGTATTTTAAGCATAATGATTCGGTATCTGATTTAATTGCGTTCCATAAAGAAATTAAATCCTCATTTATATCACTACATATATATCTTTTTACTTTTTTATTGCTATTTAATAATTGAAACATCACACTTCCTCCACCTACAAATGGCTCATAATAGGTGTCAATTATATCAGGAAATTTGTTTACTATTTCTTCAGATTGACTCCTTTTACTTCCACTCCATTTTATTACAGGTTGAAATTTAATACTCATCACTCTCCAATCTTATTAAAATTCAAATTTTATTGTGATTTTGATTTTCTAAAACTCTTGTTTTCCTTGTGTTTACAACCTTCCATTATTAAACTTTCTGTATTTCTCATCCTTTTTACCCCCTTATTAAAACTTTCTTCGTTTAATTCTATTCCAATAAACCTTCTATTTGTTTCTAATGCTGCTACTCCTGTTGAAATTACACCAGCAGTAAAATCTAAAATTACATCTCCCTCATTTGAATATGTCATTATTAAATCTTTTAAAAGTGGTACAGGTTTTTCGGTTGGATGTATTGGTGGGTGAGGTCTAGAATATTTTAGGATTTGTTTAGGATATTTTAAGTTCCCTTCTCTCTCAACTCTTGCAAAATTGCCATAATTGTTATTGTTTTTACATTTACTTTCTCCATTAACCTTACCTATACTGTGACTATGCTTTCCAACTATCATTTGTGGGTTATATACTGGTGGTTTTTCATAAAATATTGCTATCTCTTCAACATTTTTTAAAGGCATTCTTTTAGCATTTAAAAAACCACTTGGTCTGTCTTTTTCCCAATATTTCATTATTTTGAAGTGCTTATCATTACTGCATATTAATTTAGATGTAAATGGTTGATTGGTAAATAGTATAATTGGAGTATTTTTATTCCTTCTTAATTTATATAATCTATCCCACATAGCATTAAATGCTAAAGGTTTATCCCAATTATTTTTAGTTATCCCCTGTGGTATATCAGCAATTATTGCATCTACTTTTACATTTTTTTTCAATTAATATATCCATCATTTTTAAACATTCATCATTGTATAACTCATATCTGGTTGTTTTAAGCAAGTTATCACCTCTTATAAACTTTTTAAATTAGGACTGACTCATATCTTACAATTTACCCTGTAATGAGAACATAGAGTTTTACAAAAAAACTGATTACTTTTGTCATCACTTTTGCACCAAACACTCTCATCATTGAAATTTAGCTGTTTTATTTGAGTAACTGTATCAACAACAAAATCAATTAATTGTTTCTCTAGTTCTTTAGTATATTTAATTTTTACTATAGCTCTCTCATAATTGTTTATATTATCAATCTTATTTCTTTCAATTAACACCCCTTTTTCATTCTTCATATACTTGCACATATCAAAAGCTACATATTCAATTGCTTTATCTGGATATTTTTCTTTAAGATACATTGCATATAAGATAAGCTGCATTGATTTTTTAGGTAGGTCTTTTTTAGAAAATTTACTACTTGATTTGTAATCTATAACATAAATTTTATTACCTATTATATAATATAAATCTATGTATCCCCTCATTGTAATTCCATTAATATCAAACTCAAAATATTCTTCTATATAGTATCTATCACATTCAATTGGTACAAAATTTTCTATATAATGCAATATACATTCTAAATAATTAATTCTTGAATTTGGTGTAGGAAAGTTGTAATCCATTAGATTTGCATATTTTATAACTTCATTATATTTTTGAATAGCTTCTTGATTTGTTATTTTTCTTTGTTGTAATTGTTCTAGTAAACTATGTAATTCATTACCATAAAAACCATAACAATTTTGTTCTCGATTTAAATTTTTAATATATGTAAGATAATACTGGAATTGACATGTGTGAAATGCACTTAACTTACTGAAACTATATAATTCTCTTTCCATTAATTCTCCCCTTTCAAAAAAATAGAGAGCTATTAATTAATAGCTCTCAACCCTCAGTTCCTTAAAAATATATATTAGATAATATTCTCTAGGATGCTATTAATTCCTCTAAATAGTTTATTAAATTCTATTTCAGTATAATAAAATGTTCTTCCTGATGTGTCTTTTACAGCAAATATTTTACCATATTCAGATATGCTTATTTCATTTAACATGTACTGATTATCTAAAGTTAGCGGCATATCATTTAATTCTACTTTACTTATATAATCTTTTAATTCCAATTTATTCACCTCACTTTGCATCTTCTTCACAATAATACCTTAAACTGTTTATAAAGTTTTCTGTAACATCAAACCCAGCTAACATCGTTGAGAAAAATAGTCCTATGGAAGTTATAATATCCAGTATATATTCTTCTATGCAAGATGCACTAGAATAAAATCCAATTTCCGTACTCCTTCCAAAATATAAACTATATATTAAATTGAAAATTAGAAAAAATATAAATAAATATAATGCTCTATATTTACTATTAATTGTTTTTTTCATTTTCATCACTCACCTTTTTTATATCTATTAAATCCCATGCATAGATTGTCTTTTCTGCTGCACTATATTTTTCACTTGTATCTAGTTGTATAAATTGCTCATCTACATTTTTTAATCTTCCCTTACAAAATTGTTCTTTTATATCTTCTATAGTTTTATATTTTACATTTATAATATCTCCTGTATATAAAACTAAACCATTTTTTAACTGCATTTCTTGTCTGACTTTTTGTATCATATGATCATCCTTTCTTCTTTTTCTAATAACATAGATATTAAAGATTCTGATATAACATCAGCTAAATCAAATATAAATTCAGGGTCTGAAGTATCATATATATCATATCCATTTCTACCTATAACTCCAACTATTGAATAATCTCCAATACATTGTAAATTTTTATGAACTCCTAAACCTGGCTTAACAGGCTCATTTCTAACTACAATTGTTCCTTTATCTGAAACTTTACTTATACAAGCATCAATGGCTATTATATTTGAATTTGGATAATTATTTTTTATTGCTTGTATTTTTTGTTCTAAATTTAAAGCATGTATTGTATCTCCAAGCACTCCAAATATTTGATTTTTAATAGTAGACCTTTCTAATATACTTCCAATCATAGGAGCTAAAGAGTCAGCCAAAACTCTATCACTACCTATACATACTATTAAAGTATCCTCATTTATAATATCCCTTAATACTTCTGATATTTTTGATACAGCATTTAGATTGTTGTAACTGATTTTTAATATATCCATATAACACCTCTTAAATATAAAACTCTTTCATATCATCTAATCTTAAACAAGCTAATTTCCCATTATCAAAACATGCTCCACAGTCTATATCTATTAGTCCCTCTTGTTTATATATTTTAACCTTTTCATAATCTTTAATGTTTTGGGTTGGTGTATGGCCAATAATAATTGTGTATCCTTTTATATGTTTATTAGTATTTAATATTGTTCTGTCCCATACACAAATGTCTTCTTCTTGTAACTCAATTATTTGCTCTATACTGAGATTCTCATAGTTATTTGGAAGGTATAGTCCAGCATGAACTAGTATAAAATTATCTATTATCTCTAAGTATGGAAGATTCTTAATATATTTATAAAAATTTTCTTTATATTCATAAGACTTCATTCCTAAATCATAAAATGTATCTTTACCTCCATTATAAAACCAAAGAAAACTACTATTTACATCTGTATAACTTTCTTGAAACATTAACTCATGATTACCTTTTAGAAGAGTTATATTCTTATACTTTCTTATATAATCTATAATCTCTAAAGACTTATCCCCTCTATCTAATACATCTCCTAAAATATATAAATGGTCATTTGAATTGAAATTGATTTGCTTTAACATTGAAATGAATTTGTCATACATACCATGTAGGTCACTCATTACATATTTAATAATCATCGCCTCCTTAAAACTAACTTTTTAATCTAAATAGCTAACATCTAAAATCTCGTCACCAACTATTTCAAAAGCACATAATATTTGTTTACCATAATCAGATAGCCATGACCCCCAAATACTACTACCATGTTCTAATAACCCATATGAATTAAAAGCATTTAATATAAATTCTTGTATCAAATTATTTTTACTACCAATTATTCCACAAACATTATTAAACTCTATTTCAAATATGTAACATCTTTCTGCGTATTCTAAATTACAATTTTTTTCTTTATTTTGTATTGCAGTCAATACTCCTTTTATCATAAAAGATACATCTTCAGGAGAACCACAACCACAAAAATCCATTATTTCATATCTTAGATGTAATATCATTTTACTTGCTATTTTTTTTAATTGATAATTATCATATATATTCATTTTTTTTAACTTAATCAAATCTATTTTATTTATTTTGTCCATATTATCTACCTTCTTTTTATATATTGCTTTCTTATATCTTTCATAAGTAAATATACTAACATATCTTTAGATAAATTTTCTTTTGAATATGCTATTGCTTTATTTAAAATTTCTGATATTTCATAATGATTAAAACATTTATCAAATAATAATTGAGAAAATGTGTCTGAAAATCTAATCTTTTTCATTTGATTCATAAACATTCTATGATAATATTCTTCTACTCCTAATTTACGTAAGGCATACCATTCAAATTTAGTATTTATCCCAGGAAAAATCCTTCGTATATGTACTTTTAATTCATCAAAAGTTAATTCTTCTAAAAAGATTATCTCTTTAGCAGCTATTTTATTTATTTTACAAATACCTGAAAATCCAGACGGAGGTCTACTCATTTCCCCATATTTATTTTTGTCAAATTTTCTAACCAGAGCTTTTACTTTAAAAAATCTATTACTCAAATTTAAATCATAATAATCAAATACGTCCTCTAAATCTAAGCATAAATGAAAACCATATTTACATGTACCAACATCCTTCCCATTCATGCTATGAGTTTTATTTAGTTCATACTGAAAATCTCTACATTTCATATTTTCATCTGTACCTTTATATCCTTCAACCCAAACCCAAGTATTTTTTTCTACTCTCTCTTTTTCTTCTTCTAACTCTATTTTTAATTTCTCAATATCTAGTAATTTTTCCTCCATTGCTTTATCATATTGTATACTGTTATTTGGTTGTTTAGGTGGAGGTGGTGGAACTTTTTCTTCAGTTATCTTTACATTTCTACCATATTTTTTGTTGAAGATATCAAACACAATATCACCTCACTTTATTATTTAGAAGCTATTTTAATTTTATATCCTAATTCATCTTCTATTTCTTCTTTAGTCATTGACTTAAGCTCATCTTCTGATTCAATATATAAGTTAGTGAAATTAATCAATTGATTTACTCTTCTTCCCCACTCTATCATTTCTCCAAATTCTATTATTATATCCTTCATGAAATTATCATCCAAATCACTAAAATTGAAATCTTTATTATGTAAAAAACATATTGAATCACAAGATGCTATCTTATCTTTGAATTCTTGAAAATTTTTACAATTAATTTCTGCAATATTATCTTTAGATAAATTATCTTTTAAAAACTTTAATTGAATAAATTCATTTTCTAACTCATCTTCAGTTGGCACACGAATAAAACAATACCCTATTGTTGTTGTTCCACCTCCCAATTTATAAAATTGACTCATATATTCTCCAGTACCTAATGTATAAAATTCTCCTTTTTTATAACATTCAATATCTTTTATACAATATATCGTATCTCCACCATGTATATCTTTTATTAATAAATTCAGCATAAATTTTACCTCCAATTCATATTAAAATATATTACTCACTTTCTATTAATGGATTACTATAGTAATTTGCCAACATAATACATTCGATAATTCCTCTTTCTGTTTCATCATATTTAGACATGTCTAG